TTGGGTTTACGGTCTCCTAGAGTATATCTCTCGTCTTGACAAGCGGGTTTGAAGGTCTGGTCTATCTCAAAAGAGAGGATAAATTGTAACTGCAGACAAACCGAGTGAGCCACAACATGTTCGGAAGTTGGGGTCAGCGCCGGCGCAACACGCCGAGTCGTGCCAACGACGCATTGGTCATGTACCAACGCGCGTCGCCTCTTGCACAGGATAGGGCTGTCGTATTGTACGATGGACCGAACCTTCGTGAGAGAATGCACGACTATATGGATGCTGTGCAGGACGCAAGTCCTGAAGTGGTGCCTGAGGGTGCCCCATCTGCTGTTACAGATGAAAGTCCTGAGTCTGGGGATGATGAACCAGAAGCACTAGAGATTCCTTACTTCGGGGAGTCCTGGTGGGCTCAGGCTAAGCGCAGTGTCAAGCGCTTAGTGATGAAGTGCTGCTGCCAAGGGGACGAGGTGCAGTACTGGGACCGCGAGGTCGCAATGGACAAAGCTGTGCGTCGGGAGATGATGAAAACTTTGGCTCCGAAGCCAAACATGACCCTCCAAGAGCGCGTGGTGGCGGACGTTGAGCGTGTCAATGCTAAAACTGTGAAGCATGTACCGCGCCTCGTGGCCGAAGTCGTCGTTGCTTTGCGCTGTAAGCTGGGCATGGGAGCCCAGGACAGCAGAGTACCTGGCAACGTTGCTCTCGTTAGAGCGGAGGCAGCAAAGATGATGCGCGATTGGAATGTGCGAGCGAAGGATGCTGCTGCACACCTCGTGGAAGTGGAGAGATGCTTCTTCGAGGACGATTGCCATTACCGCGTGTCGACGTGGAGAGCACGGGGTGTCCGCAATAGTCGGTTTTTCAAGTGGTTCATCGGGTCCCGAGAACCAGTTGGATTCGACTACTAGGGACGCCCAGTCCGACACAGGGGGGTAGACACTAAACACAAAGTACCGAGAGCGGCACAGTATTGGGTGCCGGAGGTGCGGCGTGCGCAGGGTCTATTGGGCCCCTCCCCGTTCACACTTCGAGTGTGTCCGGATGGGCAGCCGGTTAAGCAACGTACGTACCATGTGGTATCGCGCATGGGGGGCAACCATGACTTGGGAGTCTTTAACAATTCAGTGTACTCGGTGGAACGTGCACTGGTTGAGCGATACGCGACTTGTGAAGTGGAACCAGGGATCTTTCTACCCGCATTACCGACCACGTATGAAGCGTGGCGGGCCCCCGGCCTGCTGCGCATTCGTGAGCGCGTTGTTGAGGAAGTACGCCAAACTGCCACCGTGTTAACGCTACAAGAAGTAGTGAAATGTTACACTGGTGCCAAGAGGCGTGTTTACGAAAATGCGCTCCGTAGTGTCATGCGAAAGGATCTCCGTACGTCAGATGCGTGTTTGAGACCATTTACAAAATTCGAGAAACAGAGTCTGTCTAAGGCGCCGCGGATTATCAACCCGCGAAGTCCGCGATACAACCTAGTGCTGGGGCGGTATCTCAAGAAAGCGGAAAAGTCTTACTACCGAGCTATTAACAAAGCTTGGGGTGAGCACACAGCACACACAGTCATAAAAGGCTTGAACCAACTCGAGGTTGGCAGAGTTTTACGTGCAAAGTGGGACCGGTTCCGAACGCCGGTTGCTATTGGGCTCGACGCTAAGAAGTACGACATGCATGTGCGTATACCAGCGTTGGCCTATGAACACTCGTACTACAACTTTGTTTATCTTGTGGAGGAGTTGCGTCGGTTGTTGAAGCAGCAGTTGCACAATGTTGGAATTGCGTATTGCCCAGACGGCCGCGTGTACTTCACGGTGGATGGCACGAGGTGCTCAGGAGATTTGAACACCTCACTTGGAAATTGTATCATCATGTGTGCGTTGATTCTCAACTTTTGCGAGGAGTTGGGCATTGATGCCGAATTGGCGAACAATGGGGATGATTGTGTGTTGTTCGTTGAACGCGAACATGCCGACCGCGTAGTCGAAGCCATTCCAGACTATTTCAAACGGTTTGGATTCCGCATGACTGTTGAAGAGCCGGTGTACGAGTTTGAAGAGTTGGAGTTTTGTCAGTCGAAGCCTGTGAAATTGGCAAGCGGCTGGACTATGGTGCGCAACTTGCTTGCGTGCTTGAAGAAGGACCCAATGTGTCTCGTGCCGATCCAAAACGATAAGGTGTGGAAGAAGTGGTTAGGTGCGGTTGGCGAGTGTGGATTGGCCTCGGTACCGGGCTGTCCAGTACTGCAAAGCTTCTATGGAGCTTTCACCCGCAGTGGCAAAGCGGCGGGCAAGAAATTCAAGCAGTACCTGTTCAAGAACACAGGAGTGTTGGAGAGGGGGTTCCAGGGTGACAGCAATATCACCGGCGAGGCTAGAGCATCGTTCTATGCCGCGTTCGGTGTGACGCCAGATTACCAAATAGCTCTCGAGCACTACTACGACCGCATGGAAATTGGGTCGTGGGATGGGGAGGTTAAGGTCGGTGAAGTAGAGAACAAACCGCCAGCTTTCCTTAGGTACCTTTAATATAATTAGACAGATTATAGAGTGCTACAGAGATAGCACACTCGAAGAGAAAGAAACAGAAAAATGCCAAAAATTCAACAAAAGAAGACACGACGACGCACAACCTTGCGCATCATACCCAAGAAGGCGAAATCGCAAGAGGTGACACGCCTCGGAAGCGCACTACGCACCTTGGGCGGACTCGGTGGTACTGCCTTGGGCGGCTTAATTGGAATGCCCTTAAGTGGCGGTGCGGTTGGCACAGGTCTTGGCGCGAGCCTTAGCAAGTGGCTCGGTTCAGGAGACTATGAGGTCACCAAGAACTCTATTGTGAACCGACTGGAGGCCAGTGGAAGCGTCCCAGAGATGCATAAATCTGACCAGACAGTAGTGGTTCGGCACCGTGAGTTCGTCACCACTGTGAAGAGTTCAATAGATTTTCAGGTGCAACAGTCGTTTGACATCAACCCGGGCAACTACTTGTTGTTCCCGTGGTTGGCTGGTATCGCTGCACGTTTTCAGGAGTACAAGCTGCGTGGCATGGTGTTTCACTATGTACCCACCAGCGGATCCGCTGTGTCAAGTAGCAACTCCGCGTTGGGTGCTGTCATGATGCAGACGAGCTACAGAGCCAGTGATTCGGCACCCTCATCCAAGATTGAGATGTTGAATGAGTACAATAGCAATGAGAGCGTCCCTTGTGACGCCTTTTGCCACCCGATCGAATGTGACCCGAAGGAGAATCCATTCAACATCCAGTACGTACGTAGTAATACGACTACTAGTGTTGAGGACAAACTCTTGTATGACCTAGGTACCATGCATCTCGCAGTGCAGGGTTGTCAGACATCGGGAAACCCGGTCGGTGATCTGTGGGTGACCTACGAGGTTGAGCTGAAGAAACCTATCGTTTCCAGTAATATCACCTCGAGCATCCGCTCGTACTCTGCACTCACAACGTCTGCAGTCACGTCCAATATTTTTGCGACAGTTGGCACCACGTTGGGATCATTGCCAGTCACGCTCAGTGGCAACACGATCACATTCGCGAAGGGTGTGACCGGGAACTTCCAGATTACACTGCGATATACCAGCACGTTCACCGCGCTTCCGGTATGGACACAGCCGACGTTGGCGAATTGTTCTTTGACCTTTGGTCCAGCCGGTTATACCTGGCTGAGAACTATCGCCACAACGGCCACAGCCCTAGATGGACCGGTGGCCCTGCTTTGGGTCCAAATTTTGGATCCTACAACGGCTGCCACCGTCACATTTCCCGACCTCGCCGCTGCCGGCACTACTGGTTCGATGGCGGGGACGGTTGTGATGATTGCGCCATGGTATGTCGGTCTTTAGGAACTATAAACAATATAAAACACAAACCCCAGAAATAGATGTATTGAGATTCCCACCTTGGCCGTGGTGGGATGGATGGCAGGCCGCGGTCCCTAAGTGAGTCCATAACTCCGCCGCGTTAAGGTGAAAGATGTTGTTCCGGCCGAACCGGACTCTGGTAATGCCAGTGAGGAATCACCACGGGATTAATGGGTTGAGAGGTATTGTGCGATCTCTCGATGTGTCACCACCCGATGCGTACAGCTGGACACCACACCGGCATTCCAATGGTCCACTTCGGTGGCACCGCGGTCATGCGTAGTGTGGTGGGCAGTCCGATGAGACATTCCTTACATACCCGCCGGTAGCGCGACCGGTGTATCCACCTATCGACTCTGATAGGAGCTGCAGGCCCGCAGTAGCGTACTTCCCTTGGGTAAGGAGGTGGTGGAGAGAGAGAGAACGTTTTTAAACCAGTGCGAGCGACGGCTATGACC